CAGATCATCATGCCGATGGAGAACCGCAGTTGGTCCGACCGCGTGCGGGAGCAGATCGAGACGACCTTCCGCCGCAAGTTCAGCGGAGCCGACAAGGCCGGGCGGACGATGGTGCTGTCTGAGCGGGTGGAAGTGAAGGAACCTAACCCGTATCAGCGGGAGCTTTCCTACCTCGTTTCGTCCGATCAGATGCGGGACCGTATCTGTAACGTGTTCGCGGTACCGGTGGCGTTGCTGACGCTCGATACTGCCGCACTCGCCAACGCCAAGGAAGCGGAGCCGCAGTTCTATAAGTTCGGCGTGTTACCACGCTTGAAGCGGATGGAAGATACGCTGAACGATCAGGTAATGCCCGACTTCCGCGAGGCCCTTGGGGACGATTCGTTGTGTGTTGGTTTTGAGAGTCCGAATCACGATGACGAGATGGAAAAGATCGCGGCATTTGTGGCCGCTGCCGGTGGCCCGATTATGACGGTCAACGAGGCACGCGAAAAGATCGGCAAGCCGCCGATCAAGGGCGGCGACAATCTGCCGCAAGTCCAGACTTCGCTCCTTGGCGAGTTCGGCGGGTCCATCCCCAGCCAAGGTCGGCCCATTCCAGAAAAGCCGGATATTCCGGGTGCGGAAAACGGCAACACTTCGATACCGTCGAATAGTTCAAATGATTTGAAGGATCGTGCTGCGGGAAAATCCTTTGGGGGTGATGTTCTGGCGGCACCGGCTACCCGGTGCTGTGAATCTCACCCCCGTTCCACCCGTGCCGCACTTGCCGCGAAGGATAACAAGCGGGACGTGTCTCGGTTTATCTCAGACACCGAACGGCGGCTGATCCAAGCGGTTATCGAGTGGTTCCAGAGCTTGTTCGCCAATCTCGACCCGGCACAGGTTGCCCAGTCTGGCCGCATCGAGCTGTCCACCACGTCCGAGGATGGCGGGATCGGCCGCATCCTCGAAACGTTCGCCGATGCTACCGGCAAGCCGCTGGCCGAGGTTGCCTTGTTCGGATACAACTGGGGAGCGAAAGAAACGACGCGACCGGTTCCGACGCTGGCCGAGTTGAACGCTCCGGCCCTCGCCGAACTGCGGAACAATCAGCTACGGCTAGCGTCCAACGTGCTGCAATCGGCCGAGGACGTGATTCGCGGTTCACTTGAGGCGGCTATCGCCGAAGGCAAGGGCCTTGCCGAGCGTACCGCAGCGGTCAAGCAAGCCGTAGCCGACCTGCCGGGGTACGCTGCGGAGCGTATCGCCCAGACGGAGACGACGCGGGCATTCTGCCAAGGCCGGGAGAATGCATGGAGTCAATCCGGGCAGGTGGTAGGCAAAGAGTGGCTGATGAGCGGCAACCCGTGCCCTATTTGCGTTGCACTCAATGGGAAGAAAGTTCGCCTAGGTGAGCCGTTCGCCCGTGCTGGCCAAGTGGTCGGCGGCGTGCGGATCAAGCGTGATATCCCCAATCCGCCGGGGCATCCTAACTGCCGGTGTGATATAGCCCCCCTCTGGGAGGAAGACCTATGAACCTGCAAGAGCGTATCGACCGCATCGCCAAGAATCCCGTTCACCGCGAGGCGGTTGGCGACGGTCTTGTGCTAGTCAAGTCCGCAACCATCGCAACACCGTACGTCGATCACGATCAGCGTCTAGTGAAAGGTATCATTAGCACGCCAAACGTTGACGAGGATCAGGAAGTCGTCCAGTGCAATAACCTGTCTACTGAATACTTCCCGACCAATATCAAGACGGTGTACATCGACCACGACTATAACAAGTACCCGCTTGGTGTTGGTGTTTGCCGGTCAATGGCGGTTCGCGGCGAGAACCTGTACGCTCAGACGTACATCTTGCCCACATCGCTAGGCGACGATTTGATGGTTGCTATCGAGCATGAAGCGGTTCGACACTTCAGCATCGGTGCCCGTGCAACCGACTATGGCCCGCCCACCGAGGATGAAATCGCCAAGTACGGTCCCCACAAGTGCAACATTCGCAAGGGCAAGTTGATCGAGTACAGCTTCACGGCGATGCCAGCAAACGCCAACGCAATGATGGAGCTTGTCAGTAAGTCGATGATCCGCCGGGACAATGCGGTAGCTCTCGGCCTGCCAGATACGCCGGTTCGCAAGTACTTTCCGACACTTGGCGACGCGGATATCGTCCGGGCTAAAGTGCCCAAGGTCATCGAGGTTGACGGTATCGAGATCGTTGTGCTATGATTATCCCGCTGCTCCTCTCTCCTTTCGCCTCTGCCCTGCCTTGATTGGCGGGGCGAGGTTTCCAAGACGACGCGGTATCGACCGTTATTCAGAGCGTCTAGCGTAAACGCTGACCTATCTGGAGCCGTGCGAAGACCCCAGTTGATCGGGATTCACCCCTTTCACCCGGAGTTATTCACATGGCACAGAAGATTACGTTTGCCGGTGCCGTCAAGGTTGCTAAGGCCCTTGGCTACGCTGGCCCCGAAAAGTTTGAGGATGTTACCAAGTTCCTGAGCGAGTCCGATGGCAAGGTTCTAGTCAAGGGCGACGAGCTCATGGCCAAGGCCCTGCTTGTCCAGCAGCCCGACGCGAAGACCGTCGTTGTTGCACAGGTTGACGACGGCGATATGGCTGTCGAGGACTCTGCGAAGACCAACAAGTCAGCGAAGAGCGTTTCGCTCGATGAAGTCGAGAACATCGTCCGCTCTCGCATCGATGACGCTTTCGTCAAGTCTGGCAAGGCTGAACCGGTCGTTACCGGCGGCGAGTCGGTCGAGTACGCTGAGTACAACGCGAACGCCAATAAGGTGTTCAAGGATGCCAAGCACGCGGACCTGTTCCTCGCGGGCGTGATGCTCGGCAAGGACGTGACCAAGGGCATTGGCAACACCGAGCATGGCCGCGAAGTGGTCAAGCGTTCGCTCGATACGCTGAAGCGTTTCGCCCCGAACGTCCACAAGGACTATTCGACCGGCGTTGGTTCGCTCGACATCATGACCCTGCCGGGCGTGAACGCCGACGTGATTCGCCTGTTCAACGAGTTCGGCGATATCGCTCCCATCGCCAACGTCGTGAGTCAGCCGAACGATCAGGAGATCAACCGCTGGCGTAACCTGACCGAGCGGCGTTCCGTGACGTACCCGAACGAGAACACCCAGCCCACCTCTGCGGCTGACTCGGATTGGCGTTCGTACACGACTCGCCTGCGTATGGCCATGTCGCTCACCCGCGTTTCGCTCTCGGCTAGCCGGTTCTCCCGTCTGTCGATTGCCGACGAGGTTGCCCGCGACTTCGCTCAGGACTTCGCTGCGGCTGAGGATGATGCGGCCCTCAACGGCACCGGCACCTCGGCCTATGGTGGCATGATCGGCCTCGCTACTCAGTTCGGTTCGGTTGGTTTCGGTACCGCTCGCGGTGCTGTCTCTGCCGGTACCAACTGGGCCGCGTACTCGCTCACCACGTTCCAGACGATCAAGAGCCGCCTGCCGCGTTACGCTTACCGTCGCGGTGCGGGTCCGGTGTGGCTGACTACGCAGGACTTCTACGAAGGCACGATGATGCCTCTCGCCCGTGCGGCTGGCGGTGTGACTGCTGAAGAGATTGCCAACTTCAACCAAGCACGCTTCCTCGGTCATCCGGTTGTGACTACTCCGCTGATGAACACCAACAGCGACGTGTCCACCGCAACCATCGACGTGTACCTCGGCAACTTCTCGCTCGGCCTTGACCTTGGCCGTGGATCGGGCATGCTGGTCGAGGCCGACCCGTCCGCCGGTTTCACCACTGCCGCAACGTTCATCCGTGGCCTGTTCTGGCACGGCGTCCAGTGCGAGCACGCCGTGGGTTCCGCCACGGTTGCCGGTCCCATCGTTTGCGGTTACTCTAGCTAATCAGTCTCAGGAGATTCTCACATGGCTATTCAGATTCCCCAGTTCGCTCTCGGCCTCGCGGCCACGACTCTCAACAACAGCTCGGCCAACACCGCTGCCGTCGATATGAACGTCGCCGGTTGCGATGGTGCCGTGTTCCACATTCAGCTTGGCGATCAGACTCCCGGTGCAACCATCAACACCTGCAAGC